GAATATATAACTCCTAATGTAACAATAGCCCCTAAAACCGTGGCTACCCAATCATAAAAATCTGCGGTATGACCAGGATGCTTGTAATCATACCACTCTTTTGCGCCCGCTACTATAGCTACAAGCAGTAAAGCCCAGTAGCCTATAACAAAGTATGCTATAAAGGCTAGGATAGCGCCTACAACAAAGTGCGCTTGTAGATCGACACGTACCGGAATACGTGGGCTGGACAAATTGGCAAATAGTGAGAATAGTTTTTCCATATTAGTTACTCGTTTCAGCATACCATTGAAAGTTTTCAGCAGAAGCCGTAGCTACTGAAATGCAGATAAGTCCAGTAGTCGCATAAGTCGCACTTGTTGCCGCACCACCAGGTACGTTTCCAAAACAAACAACTGCGCCTAATAATCCTGGTACTGCCCTATTCGGTGTAGCCCATAGTAGTGCTTTATCTACATACATATTTCCTGAACCTGCAAATTGATAGGCAACAGAATATGCTCCTTCTTCAGCAGCACTATACTCTAATGAACTGCTTGCAGCAGGGTTGCCTTTAACAGAAACTTTCCATATTGTTGACCCGTTCCAAAAAGGTAGGACTACATATTGGTGCGTAGCATTACTTACTTGATGGGCAAAGCCAGTTACATTTTTAATGCTTATATTAGGTGTGCGTTGCGTAGTAACTAAGTTAAGTCTTGTTGCAGGGCAGTTTATTACTTCACCGCCTTTAATATTAAGTGCAGTTAAGTTATTATTTACGGTAATAATTTGATTGTATAAGTTTCTAAATTCGCAACCGTCAAAGTTATAAGTACCATACGCAGCGTTTAAAGCATAAGCAGTTGTACTTTGGGTATATGCAGAAGTTGACCTAGTACCATCAAAAATACATCCTTTAAATGAAATTGTTAACGTAGTTCCGTTAGAATAAGTAATAGCAGAATTGTACATATTTCTAAAACTACACCCAGTAAATAAAACTTCTAAATTACTAGCTGATAGAAAAACATACCCTTGAAATGTAGCAAATTGCTCATTCATTACAAAACTTACATTACTAAAATTGATTGATTTTGTTTCTGAACCAGTAAATTGAACACTTTGGTATGCAGAGTATTCTATTATGCCGTTACTAAATTGCACATCTCTTGTTCCGCCCCCCATTCGTATGCCAAAATTTGCTAAATATATATCAAAATTAGATATAACTATATTTTGACCGCCATCTAAAAGAATACCTGTTAAGGCTTGGTCAATTTGTACATTTGTTATAAGCCCATCTGATGTACCTGATAAGTCTAACCCAACGCCTGGTGAAGTTAAAAATACATCCCTAATTAAATACCCTGATGTACCTGAACGAATAACCCCCGAATTTGCTGCCCCACCTACAGACCAAAAACTACCAATTGCAACAGGGTTTCCACCAGGGTCTTGAGCAGGAACACCCCCTACATTGCCAAACCCTAAATAAAATGTTTCTGAGGTTGTATTGCCAGAACAAACTAAATTAGTGCCTTGACCTTGCCCCCAAATAGTTTGCCCTTTACGAACATATACTGTGCCATTTAGCTTATATACGCCTGATGGAATTATAATGTTATAAGTTAATGCGCTAGACCATGCTGTTGTAGCTTGCGTAGCTAAGTTAAATGCTGCCGTACTATCTAATACACCTGTAGGGTCTGCACCAAAATCCAGTACAGATATCCATTCGCCTATTTTTTCATCAATAGGCCTATTAAGTGAACCTGTTAGCCCTTGTCTATATTTTGGTATTAGTGTTGTCATAATAGAATCCCTATACTCGTTTAGTTATGTTTACAATTTGACTGTAACCGATATTACCTGTATCAGTATAAGATACTTTAATTCTTATTTGAGCAGATGCAGATGTTGAAAAAGTGCTTTCTGTTGACCCATCCCAAAATACCACCGACATAGTTAATTGAGGTGGGAATACTGGAACAGTACTAATTCCTAATTGTGTAAAGGATATGTATTGCCCTACTGATGCACCGTTATACCCGTTACTAATAAAAATTAACCCTGCTATTGAGGTGCTATACGTTGCTGAACCAACTGCATAAGGGTTTCCTACTACAAATATTTCATATACGGCTTGATAACCATAACCTGTATTTGCGGTTGCTTGAGCAATCCCTGTATCAACGATAGAAAAAGGGCTTGCGGTGCTTGTTTGAGCATAAGTCTTACCTACTATATTAGCTACTGATAAAGCACTAAATGTCTGTGTGCCTGTAAACGTCTGCGCTGCATCTGTTCTAGCAATCGTGGCTGACGTAGTAGGAAACGTCATTGTTGTGCTGTCTGTACCTGTTAAGGTTAATGATCTACTAACAGTAAATGTTTTACCGTCTGCTACGGCTAATGTGCTTGATGTTGCTGGCGCAGTAATCGCCATCTTATTAATGCTAGTGGCGGTGGCTACACCAATTGTCGGAGTTACTAAGGTTGGCGAAGTGCTAAACACCAAGTTAGTTGACGTTGTACCAGTAGCGCCTGTGGCTGTGTAGCCTGTAATATTATTAAACGCAGTAATGCTTGCAGATGTAGCGCCAGTACCGCCGGCAGATACTGGCACGACTTTCCAGCCAATAACCTGCACGGCATTAGAACTATCTTTATAAAACAATTTTCCATCAAATATATTAATGGCTAATTCAGAACCGCCGGAACTATTTAATAGGTCAGCAGCCGCAGGTGTATTGCCTGTGGTTGAGCTAGAATAAAGCTGTATTGGTGTAAAACCTGTTTGAGCCATTAGAATGAACCCCCTGAAATACCTACATACCTAGATGCAGTTGCTGTCGTAAACGTGCCTGTTGCTGGCGTTGTTGCACCAATTGCCGTACTATTAATCGTGCTACTCGTAATTGCGCCGTTTGTATACCCAATGCCATTAAGTATACCCGAAATAACTTGACTTGCGTTAATTGCAATTGTTACATTGGCTATACCTGATATACCGCCAAATTCATCCACTGTAATCTGCGGTACTACCGATGCAGAGCCGTAAGTGCCTGGCGTTACATTACCTGTAGCTGAATACGCTATCGTAAACAGGTTGTTAAAAAACCTAAACCATTCGTTCGACACAATGCCTGTCTGTGGATCGACAAGTGAAACCCTAGGTGCTGGAATACGGGTGTAGTTAAGCATTAGTTCCGCTGATGAGTAACTCAGCGCCCATAATTGCTATTTTAACTGGGTCAGTCCCTGATACCTCATACACGCGGTCACGTAGCTTTTGTGTCATGCCTAGACGCCGCCAAATAGTACGATAGCCATACTGACCTATCGCCCCCATAGACTTCCAATGTTCATTAGACCAAGTGTGACCACCATCGTCAGACCAACGTAGCATGGCCTGAGGGTCGTTGCCCTGGCCAACAACAAGCCCCACGCCTGACTCAGACTCTAGTTGCAGACTGTGTTGCGCTGTGCGTCGTAAGTTGTTTTGACCACTAGGTAGCGCTCTCCATGAGCGTAGCCACTTCTGTGTTGCGCCGTTATCGGCATAAACGTCTAAATCAAACTTGTAGATGTTGCCATTTTCATAGTCGCCTACAAGTGTTGTAGATTGGAAGTTACACTGACAATTTGAACGGTGACGTGTGAACTCACCGTTAGTCAAGTAAGCACGTTCATGCCATGCGCCAGTAGCAACATCGTATACCCATGTGGCGTTGCCAGTAGGGAACGATATAACGTAGAACGCATGACCTTCTTGTTGGTATGTGTAAGCTACAGCGTCGGATATGTCGGTGTAGCCTTGGATAGCGTATTCGATAGCATGTGTGGACACGCGCTGGGCAGCGTAGCCGTTAGACCTGTAAATAACACCGAAGCCCCGTGGGTCGTTGCCTAACCAAAACAATGAGTTATCTAGCTTTGCTACAGAATAAGGTGCGATACAGCCGGTCTCGTTAAACGCACCTTGGATAGGTATCAATGGGAAGTCGGTAGCACCGGAGTCATACCAAACCTCTGTTGTGTCCGTACCGAATACCCATAACTCACGGTGAATAGAGTTAACGGCTACAACACCGTCAGGTGAACCCTCAGCACTAGCAAAGTCTAGCGGATCGACGGATGTACCGTCTAGTAGCTGTGTAATCCATATCTTTTGGCTGTCAGGCTCGTTATACACGAAATACCCATCAAGATAGGTGACAGTGCCTGCGCCAGTAAAGTCAGGGTCAGTGATTTCAGCAAATACGTCTGTCACTTCATTGTAGATGTAGCCATTAGGGTTAGCTGCGATAAAGATTTGTATGCCGTTATCGGCAAACGTGACTGGCCCAGTGCCTGCTACTTCACCAATGTATTCGTAAGTATAGTCGGTATTGATGCGGTAAAAGCCTGTTCCTGATACGCAATACGCATCTGTACCGTTGGTTTGATGCGCCCACAAGCCACGAATAGGGCCTGTGCCT